CACCACAGACCCAGGCAAGTATTGGGTAGAAAATATTATGAGAGAATCTGGTGTTGCTATTTTAAAACCTAATCAATATAGAGGAGCTTATAAAATAAGACTTCATAGAGGACAATACGAAGCTCTTGGTCAAGAAGGTCCTGTACAAGTTTATAGAGATAATAATAAAGATATTTGCTTTGATTTAATTGAAGAAAACGTTGAACAAGGATTATTTGGGATTAATATTCATAGAGCTACTAAGTGGGAAGGTAAAAAATCTTCTCAAGTAGATAAGTGGAGTGCGGGTTGCCAAGTAATTGCCTCTAATGATGATTGGGAAGAATTTATGTCTATATGTAGAAAATCTCGAGATATTTGGGGAAATTCATTTACATATACTTTAATTGAATCAGACGATATTAAAATCTAATTTTAATGGAACTTATAACCACACATCCGGTAAAAAAATCGGATTTGGGGTTTCATAAAAATTTGTTCGGTGGAAAGTTGCTTGCATGGATTGATGCCGCGGGAGCAGCTTTCGCTGCACAGGTTTGTGATACTCCCAGAATGGTAACTATTGCTATAGATAAATGTGTCTTTAAAAAACCCGCTAGGGAAGGACAAATGCTTAAAATCTATGGTGAAGTTGCAAATGTGGGAACAACATCAATTACCTTAAATCTAGAGGCTAGAGCTCATAATGTTTATACTGGTGCTCAATCTGTAGTTTTATCTACAAATATTAAATTTGTTAGAATAGATGAAGATGGAAACCCATTACCTATCTCAGATAGAGTTAAAACTAAACTTGATAATGGGTGGAAAACTCATTAAATTTACAACGAGGAGTATAATGAAAGAACAAGCACTTGAAATTTTAGAAGAAATAAGAGAAAATGTTTGCATATGTTGTGCTATAACTATGGAACCCGACAAGGTAGAAGAATTAATAGATAAGTTAAAATCAACTATAAAAGAAGGATGGAACAAGCAATAAGCCAAAAAGAGCTAGACATTCAAATTAAAATTCTAGCTAAAAAGATCAATGACGAACATAGAAATGATCCTACACCCGTAGTACTTGTTTGTATTTTAAATGGTGGATTTATGTTCTTTAGTGATTTAGTAAAACAAATCAACATCCCTATTGAAATTGATTTTATCCGTTGTAAGTCTTATTTAGGTAGAAAACAAGGTGATTTAGTTGTTACTAAAGATTTAGAAACCAAAATCAAAGGAAAACACGTTTACCTTGTAGACGATATCTTAGATTCAGGTAATACTATGAAAGCAGTTACCAAATTCCTTACAGTTAAAGAACCTAAAACAGTTACTCCTGTTGTAGCAATTTATAAACAAAGCGGGGATTTTGATAAAGTTCTTCATATCTTGTACCAACCTACAGATTCGATGTTTGACCCTTGGTACATTGGATATGGTATGGATGATGAAAATGGACACAATAGAAATTTAGGAACAATTTATACAATATAAATGGAAAATAAACGAAGAAAACAATACACTGAAATTGAATGTGTATCTGAAGGTTTTGCTAATGGAGTTGCAAGCGGTTTTCCTTTGAGTGAAGACGATAAAGCTCAAATGGTAGAAGAAGCAACCGAAGCTTTTGGTAAATTTTTAGATGCTTTAAAATGCGATTGGAGAAATGATCCTAACTCAATGGAAACACCACGTCGAGTGGCTAAAGCTTATGTGCATGACCTTTGGAAAGGTCGTTATGACAACTTCACAGAAATTACTTCATTCCCTAGTGACGGCTACGATGGGGTTATTATTGAGCGTAATATTCCTCTTACTAGTATGTGTTCTCATCATCATCAAACTATTAGGGGGGTCGTCCATATTGGATACATTGCTGGTGAAGACGGAAGAGTCATTGGCTTATCTAAACTTAACCGAATCGTCGAACATTTTGGACGTCGAGGAGCAATCCAAGAACAATTAACCTCAGCAATTCACCAAGCAGTAAATAAAGTATGTGAAGGTAACTTAGGAGTTATTGTCACTATTGTAGCAAGCCATTCATGCGTAAGTTGTCGTGGTATTAAACATCAAGGAGCAGCAATGGTTACTACTAAAGCATCAGGTGCTTTTAGGGAAAATGATAATTTAGCTCGCAAGGAATTCTTCGATAGCCTAAAGGTTAATAATGGAGGTCATCAAGTATAAAATTAGATTAAAGCATATGGTGTCTCGACAAGGGACACCATATGTATAATCATGATAGGAATATATAAAATAACATCTCCAAGTGGTAAAGTTTACATTGGTTTATCTAAAAATATAGAAAAACGTTGGAGAGGATATTCTACTAAGAAAAAAACAATGCCTCAACAACGTAAATTATATTATTCATTTAAAAAGTATGGTGTAGAAAATCATAAATTTGAAGTATTAGAAGAATGTAAATTTGAAGAATTAGTTGAAAAAGAGATTTATTATATTAAAAAATATGATAGTGTAGAAAAAGGATTAAATGTATCAAGAGGTGGATATTATTTTTGGGAAGTGAATTTAGGAAAAAAACATAAAAAATCTACTATAGTTAAAATGAAGGAGTATTGGGCTGAGAATGCTAAATCTCGTTCAAAAGAAACTATTGAGAAAATTTCAAAAACTAAAAGAGAAAATCCTAGAGAAACAACTCCTGAAATGATCAAAATGTACCGTGATACTTCTACTTTAAAAAAAGCTATCCTTCAGTATGATTTGGGTGGAAATTTTATAGCAGAATATGAAAGCATTAATGAAGCATCTCGAAAATTAAATATTAGAAACGATGGGATCTCAGCATGTCTTAGAAAAAAACAAAAAACAGCGTATGGTTATATTTGGAAATACAAATAACCATTATTATATTTATAAAAATACCAAATTTAATAGTTATGAGTAAACAATTAGAGTTATTTAATAGCGTCCCATTTGTAGACGAAGTTGAAGAGTTTAATGATTTAATGAATAAACCTAACAACTATGAGCCGACAATACCCGAAAAGAAAGAATGGGAGTTTGTATACAACTTCGTATTGGAAGAACTTGAGGAATATAGAGAGGCATGTGAACGAGGTGACATCGTTGAGGTTTTGGATGCTTTGTGTGATATTACTTATGTTTCCCTTGGGAACGGTACTATGTTACACGGCCTTAAAGATAAAATTTGGCCAGCCTATCAAGAGGTACAAGCATCGAACCTATCAAAAGCTTGTTCAACTGAAGAAGAAGCCAAAGCAACTGTCGAGCAACGCTCCCAAGAACAAGGTGAGCCCTGCCACTATGAAAAAGTTGGTGATAAGTATATTGTTTACAGATCGCACGACAGAAAGGTAATGAAATCAATTAATTATTTTCGTCCTGATCTCAAACAATTTTTTACTAAAAAAGAATTAAATGTGGATTAATTGGGAATTTTATAAAAAAATGAGTGATAGAGAAATTATGAACGCTAAATTTGGTATTTCTAACCAACCACAAATGAAGAATTTAGAACAAATGCCAGATCAAAAATGGCATCGTAGGATTTCATTTCTGAAATCTGGAATTAGAATAGTAGGTTACATATTTATACCCCTCAATTTAATAACTGCTACTACTTTGCTTGTTGTAAGTGAAGCGGTAGGTATAATCGAAGAATTAGTATGAAAAAATTTCTCTACTTCTCAGCGACGTGGTGCCAACCTTGTCGAATGTTAGGCCCCGTAATGGAAGAATTAAACAGTGAAGGCTACTCAGTCCAAAAAATTGATGTAGATGCAAACCCAGAAATTTCCCAACAATTTGGAATTCGCAACATCCCAACAGTAATCCTTACAGTTGATGGTGCTGAAGTTGGGCGAAAAGTAGGGAATGCATCTAAGGCAATGTATTTGGATATGTATAATCAAAACTAATGCTTAAGAAGCTACAAGAAAGAATATTTCCTTTTATTATAGCCTTAAGTGCCTTATCAGTTTCGGCATCAGCAGCATTTTATTCAGTTACAGGATTGAGTAAACTGTTTGCTGGTGCTTCAACTGAGGTGCTTATAATGGCAGGTTCATTAGAATTTTCTAAACTTGTAATAGCTTCTTTACTCTACCAATATTGGAATTCAATCAATAAAGTACTTAGAACTTATTTAAGTATAGCTTGTTTAATCCTTATATTAATTACTTCAGCTGGCATTTATGGGTTTTTATCTGCTGCTTATCAAGAAACAGCAGCATTAGCAGGAAATGTTGATTCTCAAATTGCTCTTATAGAAACTAAAAGAGACAACGTAAAAGAACAACTTGCAGTATACAATGAGGAAAAAACCTCTATTAACAATGCCGTGTCTTCCTTGCGAGATGGCTTATCTAACAATGTAATACAGTATAAGGACCCTGAAACTGGTGAAATAATAACAACTACTTCTAGTTCTACCCGAAGAGCTTTAGAAAAACAACTTGATCAGGCTATTGCTCGCCAAACCGAAATTAATGCTAAAGTAGATACTTTAAATGAACAATTATTTGGGTATGAAACTGAAATAGTAGAAGTTCAAACTAGTAGTGAAATTGGAAGTGAATTAGGACCCCTTAAATACCTTTCAGGATTAACTGGTTTAGGTATGGATAGAATAATAAATTATCTTCTTTTAGTAATAATTTTTGTTTTCGATCCTTTAGCCATATCTTTAGTAGTAGCTGCAAACTTTGCTTTTGCTAAGTTACGCCCTAAAGTTAAAGAGGAAGTAAAAGTAGTAGAAAAAATAGTTGAAGTGCCTGTAGAAAAAATAGTTGAAATAGAAAAAATAGTTGAAGTAGAAAAACCTTTAGAAGTATATGGTGAAAAAACCCCTCAAAAAGAATCTCAAATTAACAAACCCCCAAAAAAAAACTCACTGATTCGTCCGCAGACCTAACCATTAATTATAATTAAGTTTTGTTTAAAAAATGTTATGCAGAATATGCTGGTAAAAACCAGTATAAAATTCATTTATGGACCGAGGAAGGATATGAAATCGTTCCTTGGCGAAATCCAGCTTACATAGAATGTCCTAAACGTGAAGCTGAATATCAGGGGCTAAAAGGTGAATGGTTAAAGAAAACCTACGATTGGGATAAAGATAATCCTAGACTCCATTTTCACGATATGCCTGCTTATCAAAAGTTCCTTATTGAAAAATATGGAACAAATGATAATGTTTCTAAAGGACATAGAGAAGTATTTTTTGATATTGAGATTGAAATGGGTGGGGCACTTACTGAAGAATATATTCAGGAAGCTCCTAAACCTGTTACCTCAATTGCTTGGTACGATAAAACACCTGATGAATGGGTTATCCTTATTTTAGATAAAAAAGGGCAAATCAAGCATACTAAGGGACATAAAGAAATTATTCCTTGTTCTACTGAAGAAGAACTATTAGGTAAGTTTATCGAAAAATTTAGAGAAATAAATCCAGACATCCTTGTAGGATGGAATAGTGATTATTTTGATATCCCTTATTTGTATTTTAGAATTAGTAGAGTATTAGGTGAGGAATTTGCTAATGCTTTATCTCCTATAGACGTTGTAAAAGACGAAAGTGCTTGGAACCGCAACGGGTGGCTTAATATTGCTGGAGTTGAATCACTAGACTATATGAAACTACATAAAAAGTTTAGTTTCCGTGATGAACCCTCTATGAGATTAGATGCTATTGGAGAAAAATACGTTAACTTAGGTAAAATTGAATACGATGGTAATTTGGATAGATTGTTTGAAGATGATATCCAAAAGTTTATCAAATACAACTTTCGAGACGTAGAAATTCTTAAAGCACTAGATGAAAAATTTGAGTATATTGGTTTGGTAAAAAACTTGGCTCATAAAGGAAAACACAATTATGGAGAAGTTTATGCTAACACCAAAACCCAAGACGGAGCTATCTCAGCTTATTTGTTAGGACAAAATATTGTTCCTCCCTCTAGAGATAGAAACCCAATTTATAAAAAAGGATATGCTGGTGGTTATTTGTTTTGCCCACAAGCAGGACTTTACAAATATATGTTTGATGAGGATTTGACCTCACTGTATCCTTCTATTATTATGTCTCTAAACATAGGTAAAGAAACACTTATGGCTCGTATTATAGACAGTGATGATAGAAATAATCGTTTAGGATTAAATGATTTAAAAGAACGAGATGGAGATGAAGAATTGTTGATTGAAAATCCTGAACGTAAACAAACTTATATTAAAGTAAGTAAACTTATTCAACTTATAGAAGAGAATAACTTTGCTATATCTGCAAATGGTGTTATATTCCGTACTGACAAACGTTCAGTATTAGCTACTATCCTTGATAAGTGGTTTGATGAACGAGTAGAATATAAAGGTTACATGAAAAAAGCATAC